CTTCGGGCCGCAGCCATTGCTCGTGGCCGCAATACGCTCAAGAAGGTTTTCGCCGTTCTCAATGCGGGAGAAGCCGTTGGGTTTCAACGGGATTTCGAGATCGAGCAATACGTAGCAGAACGGCTTCGCTGCCAGCATCGCCTGCGCGTCCGCCTGAGTAGCCGCCCGTTCTGACACGTGCCCGAGCGATTCCACGCACGCCGCCACAATGCCTACGATCTGGTCGTCATCCTCAACGATCAACGCGCGGTGCTTCACGTAGTTCATGGCTCCAATCGGTCTTCCTGTAGTCGCGGAAGCAGTATCGTCACTGTGCTGCCGCGGGCCGGGTTCGGTGTTATGCTGATGGTCCCGCCGTGCGCCTCGACGATCTTGCGGGCGATGGGCAACCCGAATCCCGTTCCTCCCGTGTTCTTTTTCGTCGTCCTGAAAGGCGTGAAAGCGTCCTGCACGTCTTCCGGGGATAACCCTACGCCGTCGTCCCGGACGACAATCCCGATTTGCTTTTCGTCGGCAAGGGAAGTTTCGATCTCTATCTTTCCGCCTTTTTCGACGGCCTCGAAGGCGTTCTTGATTACCTTCGAAAGCGCCTGGATCATCTGGTGCCGAGACGCTTCCAGGAAGATGAACGCCGGGGTTCGGTTGGCGATCTCGACCTCCGCCAGACTTCTCCCTGTCGGCCTGATCTCGTCGTTGACCAGGTCGAGCGATTCCTTGACGATCTCGGCCAGGTTCTCTGACCGGAACTCACACTCCAGCCTTTGAGCATAACCCTTCATGTCGGTCAGGATGCGCTCGAGGAACGCGGCGCGTTCGCGCGCTTTTTCGAGCAGTGCTCTGGATTCCCGGCTCGGCGTTGCTCCGGCCAACTGCTCCGCGAGGGAGTCCAGCGAACCTTTCAACGCCGTCAACACTCCCCGAAGCTCGTGAGTGGCCGTGCCGGCAAGGACCTCGAAGTACTTTTCTCCGATGCGGCGCGCCCGATCGGCCGCCGCCTGACCGTGCTTTCCGACGAACCACTCATACTCGTCGATAACCGCTTCCAGACGCCGCTGTCTCTCGGCGTCCGCGAGCGCAACATTTTTGCGCCGCGCGAGCGTGCGTTCAGCGGCGGTGCGCACGTACATGTTGGCGTCGAGCGAAAGCTTCGCCACGAGCCCGTCGAAAGCGCCGTCCTGAAGGTGAAGCAGTGACTCGGCGGCCGCCTGCCTCACTTCCCACTTCGCGTCGGTCGCCAGGATTCCCAGGGCGCGCGCCCCGGCTGCATTCGCTTCCGGCCCGGCGGCCAGCCGCAGGCGCTCGCCGACCTCCCTGGCCAGCGTCACTCGTTCCGGCCACGAGAGTTCCGGCGCGCCTTCCAGGCGCTCCAGACTGCGGTGCAGATCGTCTCCGGCGTTCTGACTTTCCATCAATGTCCGTACTTGCGCATTCTCATCTCGAATGCTTCCTTCCCGCCTTCGAGAAGGGTCTCAACCTCGGCCTTGCACTCGTCCACCGTGCCTGAATGCTCCACCGTTCCTCTCCTGCCGGACGAGTCAAGGACGAACACTTTTTCCGCCTCGCCCAGCACGGGGATGTTCGGGTTGTGCGTGACAAAGATCAACTGCCGCGCACGCTTCACGTTCCTGACGTTCTGGACAACAGTCTCGTAGATGAACCGGTTGTCGAGGTTGTCCTCGGGCTGGTCAATGAGGAGCGGACTTTCGCTCTCGAGCAGCAGGATCGGGAGTATCGTCGTGCACTTCTGCCCGGTGGACAACGTCGCGGAGTCCTTGTAATCGCTGCCGTCGAGCAGCTCGATGCGGGGCAAGTCGAGGATTTCGGCCGTCTCCATCCGGAAGATATCCTGCGTGCCGGCAAGTTTGGCGACCACTTTTTGCGCCTGGTCGGAATTCAGCCCGCCGCGCTCCATCAGCGCGTCTTTGTCCATCTGGCGCACGGCCAGAGCAAAATCGGCGGGGATCATGCCCTTGACAACCTTCTCAGCCACCCGCGTCACCTGGACGCCGGAGTTTCGCAGCGCCTCCATAAGCTGGTCGGCATAGAGCTGCGGGTTACCAAACTGCTCCACGCTCACGCGGATCGTCGGCCCGAGGCGCGCCGTCAGGTCGTCGGCCACTTTCTTGCGCAGCGCGAACCGCGAGTCCCGCAGTTCGGAGACCTCGCGCATCATCTTCACGCGCGCCTCGGCCAGACCGCGCGCCTGAGTCTTCTTTGCTTCGAGCAGGCGCTTCTTTTCTATCAGCTCGTTGCGGTGGCGTTCCAGGCGGGACCGCTCCGCGACGTGGACCTGGGTGACCTGATGGGCCTCGATGACGGCCCGAAACTCTTTCTCCTGTTCAGCGTGCGCCTCAAGGAGATTCGCGCCCAGTTCTTCGAAGCGTTCCAGGGTTCCGCCCACGTCTTCCGCCGCTTTGCCCAGAAGCGAGTCCACGCGGCGCGCGGACTCATCGCCGACCTGCCGGACTTTTGACAGCATCGCCTCGTTCGGGCCGGAGACGACCTCGGCGGGAAGGTGTTCGCCGACCTCGCGGCCGAGAACGCCGGAGCAAGCCTCCAGACTCTCCCGGAATTCCTGAAACTTCCCGGCCAGCGACTGGATCGCCCGCTTTTGCCGGTCGCGCAGCGCCTTCAACTCGTGCTGCCGGTTGATCTTGTCCGCGTCGTCTCCCTGCGCTTGCGCGAGGCCCTTCAGCTTCTCCTCAACTGTGGGAAGCTCACCCAGCCCCTCCTGCAACTCGGCAACGTCGCGTTCGACGCGGAGCACTTCGGCCGCGTTGTCGGAGAGTTTGCGGTCCAACGCCTGCAACTTCGCCTCGATTTCGGCGACCTGGGGTTCAATGAATGAGTCGATCAACACCAACTGGAAGCGGGGATTGTTGGCGATCCCCTCGATTTGGTTCTGGCTGTAGACGTCGGCCGAGAAGAATGCTCCCTGCCCCAGGGAGATGCCCGTCGTCTTTCCATCCATCGTCGAGACTTCCGGATCTTCGCCCAGCGTCCGGTTGACGACGTAGGAGAGTCCCTCCTTCGTTTCGATGGTCAGCTGAATCCTGCCGCCGCCGAGGTTGTTGCGAACGAGGTTCTCGATGTCCCTCAGCATGAGCCGGTGGTCTTCACCGGACGGCAGCGCCGCGAGGGCGTATCGCACAAACTCGATGACGGTCGTTTTCCCTGTGCCGCGCCCGCCGATGAGGCAGTTCAAGCCGTCGCAAAAATCGAAACGGATGCCGTCCAGGAACCCGCCGACGACCTCAAGGGACTTGAGCCGATGATGCCCCACCGGTTGCGCCACGCGACGTGCCATTCTGTATCTCCCGCCAGTCCAGAAATCCGTCAAAGCCAGGGCGCCAATTATAGCAATTCGGCCTTTTCCGCGCCAAAGGCTCTCGTTTTGCTTTTAAGGCCGCATAGCGGACCTGAATCTCGTCGGTCGAGACGCCCGTCCGCCTATTCTCCCAGCTCACCGACGGAAAAAAACGCACGCCCCCCTGAACGATTTCTCCCAGACGGGTAGTAACACAGTGGAGGCACCGCATTGGGATGCATGACAAGGAGAGAACAGTGAACGGGTTTCAGGCGCAGTCCGTCACACAGCCAATGACGCAAAGCAAAGAGCTCGCCCAACTCGACATCCAGGCTGAGAAGGCCGTGCTCCAATGCGCCCAGTCTCTCGTCGGCCAGGCCGGTTTCACTCATTCGGACGTCGACGACATCGGGCAGGAACTGCGCCTGGAACTGCTCGTGCACCTGTCGAGGTTCGATCCCAGCAAGGGCAGCCGCGCCAGTTTCGTCGCAAGAATCCTCAAGCATAAGGCCGCCAGTCTCCTGCGCCGTCACCTTGCCCAAACGCGCGCGCCAGGCGTCCATGAATATTCGCTTGAGGAGGAAGTCTGGACGGCGGGCGGTCCCGCGACGCTCGGAGAGGTCGTGACCCAGGACGACGGCGCCCGCCGCGCAGGTCGGAAGATGGTCTCCGACCAGGAGCGCGCGTGTTTGAAGGCGGACCTGGCGCGCGTGATCGCCGCGCTCCCGGAGGAACTGCGCGCCCTTTGTGAAGAGATGACGACCAAGTCAATCGCTCAAATTGCCAGGGAACGCCATGTCGATGAGAACTGGGTCAGCCGCCGGGTGAAGGAAATCCGCCGACGTTTCAGCGAATTCGGGCTTGGAGAATACCTGCGGATCAGCGTCACGGACAGGAGACCTGGCGCGCGCATTAGAAAGTTGGAGGCGTCTTCGACGTGAGATTTCGGATTGCGAAACGATTGACCCAGTGTGAATTGGCCGGCATTTGGCCCACGGCCCGTTCGGAACGCCGGCTGTTTGATTTTCCATAAACCAGGGGAAGCGGACAGGCGGGGTGGCGTAATCCCGCATGGGCCAGCGGGGTTCGGACTCCCTGAACCCGCCTGTCCGCCCCACCTTTGAGAGGAGGTCGAGCCGATGGGACTGATGAAGCAGATCAGGAGCGGGAAACAGCCCGCGCCGCGCCGGGTCATGCTGTACGGGACTCACGGCGTGGGCAAGTCGACGTGGGGTTCAATGGCCCCGAAGTCCATCTTCATCCAGACCGAGGACGGTCTGGGGGAGATCGCCTGCGACAAGTTCCCGCTGGCGAAGACCTTCGGCCAGGTCATGCAAGCGCTCTCAGACCTCTACACCGAGGAGCACACCTACCGCACCGTGGTCGTGGACACGCTCGACTGGCTTGAGCGGCTCATCTGGGAAGAAGTCTGCAAGCAGAAGACTGTCGAGAACATCGAGGACATCGGCTATGCCAAGGGGTACATGTTCGCGCTGACGCAGTGGCGGGAGTTCCTGACCGGCCTGGAAGCGTTGCGCGCCGACCGGGGGATGATGGTCGTTCTCATCGCTCACGCGAAGATCGAGAAGTTCGAGAACCCCGAGACGGAGAACTACGACCGCTACGTGCCGCGCATCCACAAGCTCACCTCCCACATCGTCCAGGAATGGTGCGACGAGGTCCTGTTCGCCACCTACCGCGTCCACGTCAAACAGACGAAGGAAGGCTTCGACAAGAAGGTCACGAAGGGCGTGGGCACCGGCGAGCGCATTATCCGCACGACCGAGCGCCCAGCGCACGTGGCGAAGAACCGCCTGAACCTCCCCGACGAACTCCCCCTGGACTGGAACGCCTACGCGCAGTTCCTGGGAGAGGCGCCCGCGCCGAAGAAGTAGCGTCCCGATCTTTTCCCCGACCCTATTCATAAGGAGAACGCCGTGAGCGACCTGAACGGATTCGACGCAAACCAAGTGGAACCCGTGACCAATTTCGACCCCGTCCCCGCCGGCAAGTACCTGGCCGTCATCACCGCCTCGGAAATGAAGCCCACGAAGAACGGCAAGGGCAGCTTCCTGGAGCTGCAGTTCCAGGTCATCGAGGGCGAGCACGCCAACCGCAACGTCTGGGCGCGCCTGAACCTCGACAATCCCAACCCGCAGGCGGTGCAGATCGCGCGAGGCCAGCTTTCCGCGCTCTGCCGCGCCGTGGGCGTCCTGACGCCGAAAGATTCCTGCGAGCTGCACAACCTGCCGCTCGTGATTGACGTCCGGTGCAAGAAGCGGCAGGACACCGACGAAATGGCGAACGAGATCAAGGGCTTCCTAAAGAAGGAAGCGCCCGCGCCCGCTCCGGCCCGGCCCGCCTCGTCCTCCACCCCGCCTTGGGCGAGACGGTGACGATGCAGGTTCTGATTCCCATCCGAACCTGGTCGGAGCCGAACCTGCGCGGCCACTGGGCAAAGCGCGCGCGCAGGGCGCGGGGGCAGCGAGAGGCCGCCCGGATTCTCGTCCGGGCGGCCCTCGCCGCGTCGGCCGGGAAACCGCCCCTGGAGGGAAACCTTCGACTGGCCATACGACTTACGCGCGTGGCAATGCGTCAGATGGATTCCGACAACCTCGCAGCGGGACTGAAGGCCGTCCGGGACGGAGTGTCGGATGCCCTTCAAATGAACGACGGCGACCGACGGCTTGACTGGCAATACGCCCAGCAGAAGGGCAAACGCGGCGAGTACGCCGTGCTTGTAACGATCCAAGAGGAAAGCGCATGCCCGATCCCTTGAGGCTTGGCAGCTTGTTTCGCGGCATCGGCGGCATCGACAAGGGATTCGAGGACGCCGGGATCGAACCGCACTGGTCGGTGGAGATCGACCCGTCGTGCAACGCCGTCGCGCGCCGGCACTGGCCGCAGGTGCCCGTCGTGAAGGACGTCCGCGAAGCGGGGAAGCGCAACCTCGCGCCGGTAGACGTCATCGCCTTCGGATCTCCCTGCCAGGACTTGTCGCTGGCCGGGAAGCGTAAAGGACTGGAAGGAGAGCGCAGTGGACTGTTCTTCGAGGCAGGCCGGGTTATTCGAGAGCTGCGCCCGCAGCTCGCCGTCTGGGAGAACGTCCCCGGCGCGTTCAGCAGCTATACGCCAGCAGAGCAGCCGCCGGGCGAAATGGCGGCTGGAAGCGAATGGGAGGTGGAAGAGGAGAGCGATTTTGCGGCCGTCCTCGCTGAGATGGAGAAGTGCGGGGCGCTGGACGTCGGATGGAGAGTTCTGGACTCGCAGTGGTTCGGAGTGGCCCAGAGACGGCGCCGCATCATCCTTGTCGCGGATTTTGCAGCGAGACGCGCCGAAAAAATACTGGCTCTCTCCGAAAGCCTGCGCGGGCATCCTGCGCCGCGCCGAGAGCCGGGGCAAGCGGTTGCCGGCCCCCTTGAGAGCCGCCCTGGAGGCGGTGGCTTCCCAGGGACGGACGCCGCCGCCAGCGGGTTCCTCGTGTCTGACGTCGGCCCGACGCTCAAGGGCGGAAACGGCCCGAGCGGCCGCTGCGAACTCTCCGACGGAAACGGCGACGGCCTGATCGTTCAAGGTGTGCGCGAACCGGCAGAACGCGCCCGCCATGATGCCGTAGCCATGGCGGTCAGGATCGCCCAGACCGGCGCGAACGGCCACGGCGTCTCGGAAGACGTAAGCCATACGCTTGATGCGGCCAACGGGCAGGCAGTCGCATTTCAGCCGCGCTTCGCGCGCAACGGTCGCGGCGCACCCTCGGACGTCGCATATCCGCTGACCGCAGAAGCGGGAACGACGGGCAAAGGTGACAGTGGCAATGCCGTGCTCGTCCTGGCATGGGGTGTTCGGAGATTAACGCCGACGGAATGCGAGCGGCTGCAGGGATTTCCGGACGGATGGACGGCCTGGGGAATCAACGAGGCAGGCGAGCGAATCGAGATATCCGACTCGGCGCGGTACCGGATGCTTGGAAACGCTGTGACGCGGACGGTTGCATCGTGGCTCGGAAAGCGCATTGTCGCAGTCCTGCGGGAGACACGCTGAATGCAGCTGCGCCCGTACCAGCAAGAAGCAATCGACGCGGTCTACCGCTACCTGCGGGAGCACGACGACAACCCGGTCATCGTGATCCCGACCGCAGGCGGTAAGACCCCGGTCATGGCGACCATCTGCAAAGACACGGTCGGCACGTGGCAAGGGCGAGTCATCATCCTGGCGCACGTCAAGGAACTGCTCGAACAGGCCTTCGACAAGCTCGACCGGATCGCACCGGAGCTCCGCGTGGGCGTGTACTCCGCCGGATTCGGGCGGCGCGACACGAACCATCCTGTCATCCTCGCCGGAATCCAGAGCGTCTACAAGCGCGCCTGTGACCTGGGGCCGTTTGATCTCGTGCTCGTGGACGAGGCGCACTGCATCGCCCCGGAAGGCGACGGGATGTACCGGCAGTTCCTGGCGGAGATGAAGGTCGTCAACCCTCGCGTCCGAGTCATTGGCCTCACGGCCACGCCATTCCGGATGAAGTCGGGGATGATCTGCGCGCCGGAAAACTTCCTCAACGCGATCTGTTACGAAATCGGCGTCCGGCAGCTCATCGTGGACGGCTATCTCTGCAAGCTGGTCACCAAGGCTGGCTGCCAGAAACCGGACACGTCGACTCTCCACGTCCGCGCCGGAGAATTCATCGCCAACGAGACGGAAACCCTCATGAACCAGGACCCGCTGGTGGACTCTGCCTGCGCGGAGATCGCCGAGTATGCCAAAGACCGGAAGTCCTGCCTCATCTTCTCCAGCGGCGTGAAGCACGGCGAGCACCTGGCCGAAGTCCTGCGGCGGCGCGCCGGGTCCGAGGTCGGGACCGTCTTCGGAAACACGCTCGCGTTCGAGCGCGCGAGAACGCTCGATGATTTCCGCAAGGGAAAGCTCAAGTATCTGGTCAACGTCAACGTCCTCACGACGGGGTTCGACGCGCCCAATATCGACTGTCTGGCGCTGGTGCGCCCGACGATGTCGCCGGGCCTCTACTACCAGATGTGCGGGCGCGGGTTCCGCATCCATCCGGGAAAGCAGGATTGCCTCGTTTTGGACTTCGGCGGAAATGTTCTCCGACATGGCCCTGTGGATCAGATCAAGGCTCAGAGTGTTCATGCCGGCAATGGCATGGCGCCCGCGAAGGAATGCCCACAGTGCCACAGCGTCATCGCCGCCGGATATGCGACCTGCCCGGACTGCGGATATGCATTCCCGCCTCCGGAGCGGCAGAAGCACGATGGCGAGGCCTCTACCGCGGGCATCCTCTCCGGGCAGGTCACGAAGAACGAATACCTCGTCAAGGACGTGCTCTACAGCGTCCACACCAAGCGCGGCGCGCCGCCGGAGCATCCGAAAACGCTGCGGGTCGACTACGAGATCGGCTTCAACTGGTTCATTTCCGAATGGGTCTGCCCCGAACACAGCGGCTACGCCCGCTGGAAGTTTGAGAAATGGTGGAAATCGCGCTCGCTCATTCCTCCGCCCAAGACTGCCGAGGAAGCCGCCGCCCTCGCGCAGGACGGGGCGCTCGCCCCGGTGGCCGGTATCATCTGCCGCCACGTCGCCGGGGAGCAGCACGAGCAGGTCGTGGGGCATGTCCTGGGCACGAAGCCTCGCATGCCCGGAATGGACGACGAGCCGGTCATGGCGCCGGCGCCTGCCGCTGCCGCAATGGGGCTGTCGGACGAGGAGATTCCATTCTGATGCGGAAGGAGGTGATACGGGAACATGCCGTGAAACGGAAACGAAGGGAGGGACTGATGGGCTGTCTGTCGGAATCGGAGTTCAGGACGCTCGACCGGAAACTGGACCGCCTTCTCCAAATGGTGGAGGCCGTCCTCGGAAAGGAGTTTTCCCGCATGTCTCAGGCATTGGACGATCTCGCCACGCAGGTTGCCGCGAACACCTCCGTCGAGGAATCGGCGGTGACGCTCATCAACGGCCTCGCCGCCCAGCTCGCGGCTGCGGGCACGGACCCGGCGAAGCTGCAGTCGTTGCAGGCCAGTCTCAAGGCGTCGGCGGATGACCTGGCGGCTGCGGTCGCCGCGAACACCGTGGCCGACCCGAACACTCCTCCTTCCGGGGCGCAGGGGTAAGGGGCGCATGGCGGAGGCCGGGCCGGGTATTTCGCCCGGCCCGGCCCCGCCACTCACTTTTTCCTGAGGAACAGACCTTGAGCGCAGAAAGGCCGATGGAGACGTACCGCCGGGAGCGCAACCTCAGGCGGACGCTCCGCAGAGTGGCAGCATGGATGATCCGGTTCCACGAACATGGCGATGCCGGCGCAGGCGAAGTCCCGGAACTTCTCGCATCGCTCCGGCGGGCGTTGCGCCGCCGGGAAGAGGAGCCTCTATGAGAGCGAACCGCAAGAAGGCACTGGACCGCGAAGCGCGGCTTGAGGCGTTGCAATCAGAGCGCAACTCGCTCCGGCGCGAGCTGATCGAGGTCAAGCGCGAACTCGGCCGCGCCTTGGACGTGCGCGACATGCTTTCGTCAGCCGCCCACGCCATGCATTCCCCGCCGCGTTGGCGCCCGCGTTCGTCTGGAAGGAAACCGAGCGTTACTGCGCTCGTCCTCTTCGGCGACGCGCACGTCGGCGAGCGCACCGATCCCAAACAGGCCGAAGGTTGGGGCCAGTATTGCTACGCCATCGCACAACGCCGAACGGAGAGTTATCTGAAATGCCTCGCGCAGTGGATCGCAACGCTTCGGGCCGGCTACGCCATTGACGACTGCGCGGTCGTGCTCCTGGGCGACATGACGAGCGGCGACATCCATGAGGAACTTGTCCGGACGAACGAGTTCCCGCCGCCGGTCCAGGCGCTCGCCGCAGGACGGCTCGTTGCCGCCCTCGTGTCCGGTCTGGCGGGTCGGTTCCGGGACATCACCGTCTACGGGGTCGGCGGCTCGAACCATGGGCGCCTGTCGAGGAAGTACCAGTTCAAAGGCGGCGTCCTGAACAACTGGGACTTCGTTGTCTATGAGCATGCCCGTGCGCTGCTTGCGCGCCATGCGAACGTCGCGCTGCACGTCCTTCCGGCGAAAAAGGAAGCCGTCAGGATCGCCAACCACTGGTTTCTCTGCGGGCACGGCGACCACGTGAAATCGTGGATGGGCATCCCGTGGTACGGCATCGAGCGCGACCTCGGTCGCGAATCCCGCCGCCGGCTTGACCGGCTCCAGGAACAACTCCGGAGAGACGAACCGATCGAGGGACTCATGGACTACGGCCTCGGCGCGCACTGGCACACGCCGTTCGTGGGACCCTCATTTCGCTATCTCGTCAACGGCTCGCTTTCCGGGACAAACGAGTTTGACCACAGCTGCGGCCGGCATGCGCCGCCGCAGCAGGTTGCTGCCCTCATCAGTCCGAAGCATGGCCTTTTCGGGCCGGTGGCCTGGCGGCTTGATACCGGGGATGAAAGCGCGTTGGCCGGCACCGATTCCACGGGGGTATTCATGGGAGGCCCGCCGCCTCATGCGTGACAGCGTCAATCACCCGGAGCACTACACCTCTCACCCTTCCGGGGTCGAGTGTATCCAGATTACCGAGCACATGAACTTCTGCATCGGGAACGCCATGAAGTACCTCTGGCGCGCCGGTCTCAAAGGTGACGCGCTCGAAGACCTCAAGAAAGCTCGCTGGTACGTCGACCGGGAAATCAAACGCATCGAGTCCGCCGCGTCGCGGGAGAGGAAATGAGCGAGCTTCTTGAAGCCGCCAGGAACTACCTGCGCTGCGGGTGGATGCCGGTCTACGTCCCGCCCGGCGTCAAAGGACCGAACCGGCCCGGCTGGGAGAAGCTGCGTCTCACGGAAGCGGACCTGACTCGGCATTTCAACCGCGCCGGTAACATCGGCATCGTTCTTGGAGAGGCAAGCGGCGGCCTGGTGGACGTGGATTTGGACTGCCTTGAGGCGCTGGAAGTGGCCGATCAGTACCTGCCGGCAACTTTTGCCGTCACGGGCAGGCCAGGCGCGCCACGTTCGCATCGCTGGTACGTCTCGGACGTCCACGCGACAAAGCAGTTCCGCGACCCGAAGACCCGGAAGATGATCGTCGAGCTGCGCAGCAATGGCGGCCAGACGCTGGTGGGCCCGAGTCTGCACGCCGAAACGGGCGAGCCTTACGATTTCCTCGAAGGCGACCCCGCGCGCGTGCCTGCGGATGCCCTCGCCGCAGCAGTCGAGGTGCTATACGAGGCGGTCGTCCGCCGCAGATATGGGGAGATCCCGCAGAAGCGCGTTCTGTCTGCGCCGCCCGCGCCCTCGCGTGAAACGGACGCCGAGTCCGTCGAGCGGCGCGCGCTGGCCTATCTCGACGCGATGCCGCCGGCGATCAGCGGCAGCGGCGGACACGCCGCGACGTATTCGGCAGCCACGGCGCTCGTGCATGGCTTCGGCCTGTCACCCGACCGCGCGCTCCAAATGCTCATGGAGCGCTACAACCTTCGCTGCCTGCCGCCGTGGACGGAGAAGGAGCTTCGGCATAAGGTTGACGATGCCGCCGCGAAACCTCACGACCGCCCTCGGGGCTGGCTGCGCGACCAGGAACAAGCCGCCGCTGCTGACGCCGACGTGGACTTGTCGGGAATCCTGGCGCAGTCCCCGGCAAAGCGCGAGAAGCAGGTTCCCGCGGTCACTGACCCGGGGCCGGTTCCGGATTCCATGCTGCGCGTCCCCGGCCTCATCTCGGAAGTCATGGACTTCACGCTTGCGACGGCGCCATACCCGAACCTCTCGATGGCCTTCTGCGGCGCGCTGGCGCTCCAGGCCTTCCTCGCGGGCCGCAAGGCGCGCGACGCCGGCGACAATCGCACGAACGTCTACCTGCTCGGCCTGGCCTATTCCGCTGCGGGGAAGGACTGGCCGCGCAAGGTTAACACCCGCATCGTCCATGCGGTGGGCCTGTCCGACGGCCTGGGCGACCGCTTCGCTTCCGGCGAAGGCATCCAGGACGCGCTCCACGTCACGCCGTCCATGCTCTTTCAGACCGACGAGATCGACGGAATCCTCCAGTCCATCAACAAGGCCAAAGACGCGCGGCACGAGAGCGTCATGGGGACGTTGCTCACGCTCTATTCGGCGAGCAACACGATATTCCCGATGCGGCGCAAGGCCGGAAAGGAACCGCCAGGAGAAATCGACCAGCCGTCGCTGGTCGTCTTCGGCACGGCCATCCCGAACCACTACTACGAGGCGCTCTCCGAACGGATGCTCACCAACGGATTCTTCGCGCGCATGATCATCATCGAGAGCGGGCCGAGGCCGCATGGGCAGGAGTCGCGCGTGGCAGACCTGCCTCCGCGCGTGCTTGAGACCGCGAAGTGGTGGGCCGGCTTCAGGCCGGGCACGGGCGGAAACATGGAGGGGAAGTGGTTCCCGTCGCCCCGCCTCGTCGAGCACACCGCCGACGCCCAGGAACTCCTGGTGCAGACGCGCGAAGAGGCTGACGCGGAGTACACGAGGGCCGAGGAGCGCAAAGACGCCGTCGGAACGACAGTCTGGGGCCGCGTGAACGAGCAGACGCGCAAGTTGGCGCTTATCCATGCCCTGAGCGAGAACCAGGTCGAGCCGTTGGTCAGCGCGGCGGCTGTCCAATGGGCGCGGGCGTTCGTCATGCACCAGACGCGCCGCATGCTCTTCATGGCGCAGAGTCACGTCGCGGAGAACCCGTTCCACGCCGAGTGCCTCAAGCTCCAGGAAAAACTGCGAGAAGCGCCGGACAGGACGCTGCCGCACAGCGTGCTCCTGAAACGCATGAAGGTGGACGCACAGACCTTCCAGAGCATCGTCGCGACGCTCGAACAGCGCGAGGACATCCAGGTCATCCAGAACCGGACGGCGGGCAGGACGGGGACGAGCTACCGGCTGATTTCCGACCCTGCGCGCGAGGGGAATGAAGGAGGTGAAGAGTGAAAGAAGCCCGCGCCCAAGACCGCCCCGGGGAAGGTTCGAGGGGTGAAGGAAGGAGAAGGAAGGTGAAAGAAGTTTTCACGAAAAACCTTGTTAATAATAGATCATTCTTCTTCTTTCTCTCTTTCACCCATACCCCCCGCGCGCGAGCGCGCCTGCGCATTAACGCCTGTATCTGTGAGGGGTGGTGAAAGAAGAAAGATGCCCCTATGGAGCGCCTTCGCATTACCTCTCGAAGCCTCGTCTCGTTCGCGCCCAGGCGCGTCCGGGGCGCGCCCGTGCGCAACCGGACGCGCCGCGCGTACCAACGCACCGGAGCGACGCCCGCGCGCGACGTGCGCGCCCTGTGCTTCGCCATCTGCATGTTCGACGGCGGTCTGATCGAGGCCGATGCGACCGTGGCGCTGAACGACTGCGCTGCGCTACGAGCGAGGAGGAATAGATGACCCAGGCAATGGCGAACATCGAGACCGCGAGCCGCATTCACACGCGCTCCCCATTGGAACGACGCCCTCTGAGGAGAACCACATCGGCGACGGCGCCACGCCTCGAAGTGGGACGTGCGTTGATGTCCGTTTCCGTTCCCACCTACGCTGCCACCGATGCGCCATGCGCATGCCAGATTCCCGCGTGCGCCGCCATACCGTTGCATGGCAAGCAGGCTATCGGTGATGCCGCTTACGCGCTTGTGGACTTTGCAGATGCGGCGGAGATGTTGAAGTACAGATGGGCGGCGTATAGAGGGACGCGCGCGCTGGCCAGCTACGCCGTGCGGCGCGTCAACGGGAAGACCGTGTGGATGCATCGCGCTCTTCTTGCGCTGCCGGCGTTCAATAACCGAACGAACGATGTGGACCATATCAACGGCAATGGCCTCGACAACAGACGGTCAAACCTCCGCGTATGCACTCGCAGCCAGAATCAGCGCAACCGCCGCCGCGCCCACTCTCGTTGCGGATACAAGGGCGTCAATTGGGACAAGGTACATGGGGTCTGGCAGGCGCACATCAAGTTACACGGCGTGAAGAAAACCATCGGGCGATTCGCAACCGCAGAAGCCGCAGCCGCCGCATACGACAGAGAGGTGGCGAGACTGTACGAGGGCTTCGCGCAAACGAACGCGGCCATCGGCGGCCCATCGGGCATATACATAGACCCGCAGTACACGGTGCGCGTGGGACGAGCAGAGGGATGCACAAGGCAAAGAGGCGCAGCGCCGGCGCGGCTATTCGATGGTTAGGTACTTCCAGGCCGGGCCGGCCTCCGCGATGTTCCGAACCCCGGTTTTCGGAAGATTTTCGAGTTTTAAGAAAATCGGGCAGTTTTCTTTTCTCGCATGCCCCTGTGGAGATGACGCCGCATGCCTGACACGCCTGAAAAAATGGACCCCGCGCACCTGACGCGGCTGCAGCTGGCGACGGTTCTGACCGGCACAGGCATCGTCAGCCTGACGCCCCAGGCGTTGCGAAACTGGGTCGAGGCCGGCTGCCCGCGCGAGAGCGACGGTTCATTCAACCTGCTGCGGGTCTGCGCGTGGCTTGCCGGAGAGCGGGCGAAAACGCCGCGTCTTCCGCGCCCTGAGACCGAGGACGAGAAGGCCGCGCGCATCGCGCTCCTCCGCGAGCGGCGGCTGGGGGCGAAGCAAAAGCGCCGGATCGAGGCGCGCAAGCTCGAAGAGGGCTTCATGCCGCGCGAAGAAGTGATTGCAGAGTTCGGGCGGATGGCGACGGAAATTCGCACGGCGATGCTCGCCGTGCCGGCGCGCTTCGCGCAAATTCTGAACCCCGCGCAAGTCGCCATGTTGGACGCGGAAATGCGCTCGGCGCTCGATGCGCTCGCGGCGGGAAAGGAGGCGGCAGGCAATGCTCTTGTGCCCGGAGAGGAATAAATGCGCCGGCAGGCGCATCTGCGGACACGTACGGCCTCATCGCGCAAACAGGCCGTATCGCGCGGATTGCCGGTCCGTTCCATGCCCTCTCGGACGGCGTCATCTTGCGCAGGAAGTGTTCTGCAAACCGCGAGAGGGGCGCGCAAGCGCTCCCGAGGAGACCAGACATCATGCCGTTGAAACCTGACGCATACTGGCGGCCGTTCCTGAAGCCGCCTGAAATACTGACGCCCTCGGCCTGGGCCGAGAAGTATCGCCGGCTGCCCAGGGGCCAGAGCGCGCTGTCCGACCGCTACCAGAACGCGCTGTCGCCCTATTCGCGGACGATCATGGACCTCTGCGCCGTGCCGGGGCTGTCGCAACTCGTCATCATCAAGGCGGCGCAAATCGGCGCCAGCGAAGCGCTCCGCAACGTCATTGGGTGGGCTGCGCATCTGGAACCGGACCCGGCGGGCATCGTCCTGCCGGCGGAAAGCAAAGGCCGCGACATTTTCGACAACCGGATTCTGCCGCTCTTCCGTGGGACCCTGCCCCTTCGAAAACTGATGACGGGCCGAAGGTCCGACATTCGAAAAGATCAGGTGAAACTGGCGAACGGCTTCATCCTGCACCTGATGTGGTCCGGCTCCGGGTTCAGCCTGGCCGCCGACCCGATGCGGTTGGGCATCTGCGATGAGACGGACAAGTTTCCGGCGTGGGCGAATGCAGGCCAGGGCGAGCCGGTCGGCCTTCTGGCCGCGCGCCTGCGGACGTTCGGCTCGCGGGGTCTGCTGGTTGCCGCCAGCACCCCGAGCAACCGATTCGGCCGCATCTGGCGGCTGTTCGACGACTGCTCCATTCGGGCTTACTTCTCCGTTCCCTGCCCCCACTGCGGCCTGTGGCAGCGCCTCGTGTTCGACAGGCTGAAATACGAGCGCGGACCGACGGCCAAGCCCATCGACCGCGCGGAGCACATCCGGCGCAGCAGCGGCGTCTGGTACGAGTGCGCCGGCTGCAAGGGCCGGATCACCGAAGCGCAGAAGGCCGCGATGATCGGCCAGGGCCGCTACCAGACCCTTCCGGGCGAACCGCTGATCCGCGACGCCGAAGGCAACCGCCACGACTGTTTGGAGACCGTGCGCTCTTTCCTGCCGGGCACCAGCGTCGGGCTGCAAGTATCCGGCCTGTGCTGCCTCTGGCTGTCGTGGGTGGAAATCGCGGCGCAATACATCCTCGCGCAGGGCGACCTGGCGAAGATGTTTGCGTTCAAGACCGACACCCTGGGCGAGCCGTTCGACCAGCAGGAGACGCGGCTCAGGAGCGACCTGTTCAGGCTGAAATCGGC